CGGTCAAGCAAACTAAAATTAGCACCGTTAGTTTTTAAAACTAATGCTGGTGGATTTTTTATATTAGCAAATGATTTTAAAAAAGATTTTATTAAAACCCCTATATTTTTTCTATCTTCTCCAAAACCACCTTTCCCCCATTGTCCAACATGAAGATAAGCAAATTCCTCTTTAATAAGATTATCTAAATCTTCATACACATTTTTTTCTAACTCATGTTTTTGTTTAGGACGATACACATCAGTATCAATCCCTTCAAAAAGAACCTGAATGGGTTTTTCATTTTTTATTATAGCAACCTTTTGTTTTTGACCATTTGGTAAGTCTTGCATTTTGTCATAAGTGGAAGTAATAAAACTATTTTGTGTAAATTTAGACGGCACTATATTTAGATTCATACGATTCATACCTTCTAAAAACTCAGGCGAAACAATGTTAGTTTCCACACCAGCAGTTATACCAATGTTAAATTTTGCACCAGTAGCAAATTCATTTGGTATCCTAATATCAATTAAAACATCCGGCTGTCCCTTCACTTCTTCTTGTCTGATAAATTTATCCAACAACTTTTTGTGTCTTGGAACTTCAGGTCTTAGATGATTTCTTGGTGTATTTCCCCAATTAACATCAATACATTTAATATCTAAATCTTCTCTATCCATTATAGAGTAAAAAATAGAACGAGCGTGGTCACCGTAACCACTACGAGTATTGAAAGGTGCAATCATTAACACATTTCGTTTCATACTGCCTCCATATAATATTTAGGTTGTGGTTTCCATTTTTCAAAAGCTTTATTCATAGAGTCAATAAAGTTTTGTCCCATAGCTTTTGATGTCATCATATTTTCTTTACAAAAATCTGTTCCTATTGAACCTAGTCTTTTTCTCTGTTCTCTACCCATATCGTATAATTTTCTTAATTGAACGGCAGCATCTTCTGGCTGACATCTATCATCCCAAATATATGGCGTTGGTGGTGAGCCTTGTAGTGACCTATTAGATGGGAATATAGGTAAAGCCCACTCACCATGATTTTTATAATCACCTTTGTGATTTGAACCCAATTCAATATAATCATCTGGCGTCAATAGATTTCCATCATCACCTCTAAATCCACATTGGTCTTGTAATCCACCAGTAACATTCACAATAATTGGTGTGCCAACTGTGAGTGCTTCAGCACTACCCAAACCAAATCCCTCATTACTAGCAAGGTTAATGTAAACATCAGCAGAATTAAATAATAGATTCATTTCAACATCGTTGAATGGTCTTTTTTCGGTATTATAAGTAAAACAAATATCGTACTCAGGTATCAAATGCCTATGAACTCTTGGTAAATCAGTTCCATTATCATCGCTTGGTTGACAATGGAATATTAACACACACTCTCTTTGTTGTTCCGGCGTTAATTTGTCCATGAAGTATTTATAAGCGAGTAAAACATCACC